TGTAGCAGAGGTAGTAGAACCAGATTTAATTATTAAATCACCGCTAGTATTAGTAAATGCACCATACTGAGTACCTGCATCTTTTAAAACTACATCAGCACCGTCTGCATCAAGTATAACATCTCCTGCACTATCTAATAACATATCACCAGAAGATAGTGCTATAGTTGTACCATCAATGTTAAAGTTATCTATATCAATACCAGCATCAGCAGTAATCTTACCAGTAGAAGTAAGTGTTCCACCTACAGTTGCATTACCGCTAATTTCTACCGCACCATTTATGTCTACAGTTGTTGCGTTTATTTCTATTTCAGTATCTGATACTAAATCTAATACACCATCAGCAGATTGATGTATGTAAGTACCGCTATCTCCAAATTGTAGTTGATTAGTGCTGTTTAGTAAAACACCTGTATTTTCTACATGGGTAAGAGTAACATCTTGGTCATCTCCCAAATTAATTACAGCACCATCTGCAAGGAACAGATCACTAAACTCTAGTGATGATGTACCCAGTGATGCTCCGTCTGATGCATCAGGTAGAAATGCAGTAGATGCAGTTACGTTTGTACCTGTTAAAGCACCAGTAACGCCTAATGTACCAGCTATAGTGGCATTCTCCATTCTAGTTGTACCTGCTGAGTGTATATCTTTAAACTTTAATGACGTAGTGCCTAAATCTATGTCGTTATTAGTTATAGGAACAATAGCACCATCTTGGATACGAACTTGTTGTGTAGCAGTAGAACTAACCTCTGTATAAAACTCAATGTGATTGTTAGAGGTATCTATAAGTACAGCATTTTTTTGGTCTGCATCTGCTATACGATCTATGGGTGGGCCTTCTGCTGCCGTACCATCGTGTGCGTGACCTGTAGAATTGTTGAAGGCTGCTAGTACTTGGTTTAGTTCTGCGTTAAGTGGTGATGCTGATATAACCTCACCACTAACAATTTGAGCTGCTGATTGTCTAGTGTATCCTGCCATTATCTGTATCCTGCATCCTGATATGTTATGGAAAACCCACTAATGCTATAAGGTGCTTGGGTTCCTGTTGATGTTATAACCAGAGAAATTGCCCTACCTGATCCTTGAATGTTTGTTTCTAGTACAGGGCTAGTTGACCCGTCATATCTAAATGTAGCATCAAAAGTACTATTTGTAGTTGTGTACCTAGCCAACGAACCTGCTGTCGTTATGGAATAGGTGCTTGGGTCAGGTGTACCAGGATCATCCCAATCATACGCTATGCCCAAGTTAATTGTAGATTCACCCTCTGGTCTGGTGAATAACGTAATATGTTGAAATATCTTACGTCTTTCGGTAGAGTCGAAATATAAAAATGGCGATGCGTAAACAGCAGTAACATCAGCACTATTAAATGTGCTACCACTTTCCTGCTTAAATATTTCTCCATTGCCATCCCCATGTAACACTGTTTCTACTTTATTTATTAAACCACTAGTTGCTACAAAAGCACGTATACCTAATAACTCTCCAAACTCCCAACCTACTCTTCTATCTGCAAATCTAAGTCCACCTATAATACCTGCCGTATCTGATGCTGCTGTACTAGTAGAAGGAAAGAAATACCTAAACTGAGATTTGTTTCTTATAACTACAGAAGTCATGTTATCCAAATCGTGACTACTAGGCAAACCCTGTAATAGTTGTTGTATGGGTTTAGAAATAGTTTGTAATTCTACGTCACCAATTCTTGCTGTACCTTGAATTGGTCGAATACCATCTGACGCTAGGAATAAAATGTCACCGCCTAATTCTATTATGCTATCTGTAGCAATACAACCTACATTACTAGTTACGTCTTGAATAGCAAATGTAGTGGTTGCATCAGCAACTATTTTTTTAATCTCTCTTTCCCCAAACACAAACAGAGAGTCTCTAAATGGAGCAATACCTACAACGCTAAATCCCATGTCCAATACATTTGCAGATCCAGTAAAGTCATCGTCATCACCAGACGTTGTAAATAACACAAAGCTAGGGCCACCTGCACCTGCACCTGTTGGGAACCCTGCGTAGAACACTCTACCAGAAAACAACGCAGATACTTTTGCACCTTGAGGGTCTTTAGGGTCTGTGTTTGCAGTGTGTGTACTAAATGTAGTTCCTGTAATTTTACAAGGTAAATTTACCCCATCTGTTAAAACTACACTCACACTACTTTCTAAATCATTAAACGAATGACGTACTTTAGATACACCTATTGACGATCTAAACGAATGTACCCTTGTCCAACCACCTGTGTTATATTTGAATATTGTATAGTATTGACTATACTTAGCAGTTACTGAAGACCCACCTCCACCACTAACTGTAGAAGTAGCAGCGGATGTAAAGGTAAGGGTATAATTATTTGCATCAGGAACTGTAGCAACTGTCATCTCTACAGAGTTAGGAGTAATACCACCTATTGCATCACTACCAGATAAAGTAACAAAGTTACCTACAGATAACCCATGTGCAGTGTGAGCAACGGTTATTATTGCACTCTCATTTGAAACGCTTAAAGGGTTTGACCCTAAAGTAAATGTTTTTGCTGCCGATACGTCAAAGTATTTAAATGTTACTGAGCTACCTCCACCACTGCCTGAACCACTGGCGTTAGACGTAAATGCAACTGTGTAACTATTAGCATCAACAACAGATGCAACAGTCATTTCTACATCGTTTGGTGTTATGCCATTTACAGCAGAAGACCCTGAAAATATAACTCTGTCGCTTACCGCTAGACCGTGACTAGTATGGGCTACAGTAATTGTTGAACTACCGCTACTAGTTGTGAAAGGGTTAGCCCCAAGTGATCCTGTAAAATCCCCATCGTTTCTTCGTATAGCGTAGGGTGTATCTTCTAGTATAAAAATCCCCATCGTTTCTTCGTATAGCGTAGGGTGTATCTTCTAGTATAAATAATCCTAAGACAGGCCCTACTCCTGATATTGTTCCAAAACTAGAGTCAAAAGATGTATACCCGTTAATTCTTCTGTAACCACCAAACTGAGATATTTCCATGTTCAACATACGTAATGCAGAGCCAGGGAAAGTAGTAGCTAATGTAAGTGCGTCCTCATTAGTATATAGACCACCTCTACTACTTACGGTTACATCTCTTAGCGCATCCACCATTACGCATTACCATGCGGAACATTCAGTAGGCGGTTGACGCGAGTATCTCTTACATCTACAAATCTGTTTATAAGAAGGGTACGCATTCTTTCTATACCTTCGTCAAACTTTGCCTTGGCTATTCCTGCCTGTTGAGAGTTATCTCTAAATATGAAGCAGTGATATAGCGCACCGTCTAATACAACGTGTTTAAATGCATCGGGTACAGTCATTGTATCTGTAGACGCAGACAAATCTGTTGCATATGCAAAGTAATCGTAGCTTACACTATAAGCTGCGTCAGGTATAGGGGTAAATCCTGCTTTAGTATCTAGTGTTCTGTATACATAGATGGGCTGATCTCTATCACCAGTATCTGCCTCTGAATCTCTTTCAAAGTATCTTCTATTATATGAGTCATAGTTTAGTAGCTTTAACACTCTAGCAGAATAGTTATTACTAGAGTCGTAGTTTATTCTAAAGCTATCCCAATCTGCTACTTTTAAGTCTGTTGCCAGAGTATATTGGGATGTACCTGCTACGAGTGTAAGAGTGCCAGTAGTATGATTAAATGGAAACTCAAATTCTTTTTGTGATATTTCTTGCAAAGACGCATTCACTGCATCTTTTACTAATGCCCTAAAGCCAGTGGCGGTTGCAAAATCTGTGGAAGTAAGCTCCACTTCATTCAACCGCCTCAACGCATCATTAACTAATGTAATAAAAGTTGTAGCCATATTATATCCAAAATTAAGATAAAGGGGTAGCCCAAACTAATGAACCACCCCTAAATCAATTAAGCTAGAGCATCCCTAGCGGCAGCTGCGGGTTCCGCGCCCTGTTCGTTGCAATCAACTATAGTAGCGTAAACTCTGATTCTGCCTGTTGTTGGTGCTGCGCCAGCAAGTAATACATCAATTGTGTCTGTAGAAGCCATAAATTGAGTATACGTTGAAGCCGACCCAGTGCCAATAACATTGGTCTGACCTTGAGTACCTTTTGCACAGAAGCCTGTTGATGTTACGTCTGCACCATCAATAATGTCATCCCCTGCTGCAAAGTCTATGTCTGCGGTCACAGAAGAATTGAAAGCCTTCATAACTTCTGCACCAGCATTGATAACTAGGACTCCTGCTGGAATTTCTAGAAGCTGAAAGATGTCTCCATCTGCTCCAGAATATCCTTTTAGAACCATATCATCAATATCTAAAGTAGCCTCGATAGTGTATGCTACGTGGCTATCAGATTTTGGTGGTAAAACCGCAATGCTATTAGCACCAACACCAACTGTATCGGAGCTAGTCATATCATATGTTGCCATGATTTATCCTCCTTAACCTGCGATGTTGTACTTGGCACGAACAAGAGCTTCAGGGCGAAGAATCTTGCGTCCATACAAATGCATACCACGAACAATGTCAGCAAAGCTGTCGTTGTCACGATATGTTTCTACTTTTTCTACTTGAGAAGCAGTAGCTACAGCAGAGTCGTGTCCTGCAACAATAACGCCAAAGTTTGCACTTGAACCGTTAGTGTCGATTGTACCAGCACCCGTTCCTACTGAAGGTAGGTTGTTTGACATATAAACTCTGAACCCACGAATCAATCCAGAAATAATTCTGCCATTACGTAGAATGTCAGTGCTTCCAGAAGAAAAGTCGTTGTTTAGTAGTTTAGAGTTTTCGTCATTTAGCTGTTCAGCAAAAACAGGGTCAACAACAACCCAGCGACCATCACGGTCTACATTTTGCTGGTCAAGCAAACGAGCCATACGGTTTAGCACTTCCAAAGGAGTTGCTTCACCAGTAGATCCGTCTGCGTGAGTTGCAACCGAGTCTCCAGTAGAACCTCCAGAAACAAAACTTGCTCTAGAAATTAACATGGATGATAGTAAGCCATCTGATCCTACAGTACCAATTGGGTCTGTACCCGACTTAACATCGTTTGCTGTACCTGCAACAGAGTTTATTGCAGACTGTTTGAAGCCAGAAAGATAACCTAATACCTCTTGGTCAAACTGATCTTTTAGGCGGTAACCTGCACGGTCACTTGCCATTGACTCAAAGTTCACATGAGAATGTGCTTCTTCGATGTCATCTATTTTAAAAGCAAAGTAGTTTGCTTTGTCCACAACGAGCGTGAAATCTTCGTCATCGAGATCCTGTGGAGTTACTTGAGTTCCACGGGCATACTCTTTAACGGTAATTTCAGGCTCTTTGATGATACGCACTGTATCACCGAAGTTTGCGATCTCACCAAAGTAATCACTGTTGGTGATATCTTCTGCAATGCTAGTTTTACGAAAAGCCGACTGAACTTTTTTACTGTAAATTACAGGTGAAAAGTTACCATTCGGGAGGTTTCCGTAACCAGCAGCTGTTTTAAAAGCCATTGATTCCTCCGTTATAGCTTATATCACGTAAGTACAGGGCATTTTCTATATGTGGGTGACCTCTAACCGTGAGGGGCCAACTAGTAAAATGGTAGCCAACCTACTTCTTCTTCTATTATAAATATATATGATTTTGCATTTTTATATACGTAGCTGTTTTAAACAGGGGCATATCATGCAAGTGATATATAGTTATATTTAATTAAAGTGTTTTGTCAACACTTAATTACATTGCTGCACCAGAAATGTCGTAAATAAAGCTACCATTACGTATAGATGCCGTAATTGCCTCTTCATTTGCTTCATATTCTCTGCCTGACATTTTTTGAACGTCAGATTCTTTAAACCCACCTTTTTTATTTGCACCAGTGTCTGCTTTAGGAGTACCCTTTACAGATACATTATCTGCTGCATTTGTAGGTGCGTTTGTTTTTTTAGATGCTTTTCTTTCTGCTTTGTAAAGCGTAATTGCTTTTGCACAACCGTAAGCGTCTGTATCATTTTCGTAAAGAGCTTCTTGCACCCATTTTGGTTGAACTGATGCCCACTCATGGAAGGCAGGGTCTTTACGTATGTTATCGTAGTCAGGGTGAAATGTTTTTAATTCAGACTCTGCTTTCTCACGAACTACATTTTTACGCATCTCCTGTAGTTCTTTCATTTCTTTTTGCAGATCATCTGACATTTCTCCAGACTTTTTAATTGCAATTGATTCCATCATTTTTGCAACGTCTGGATACTTTTTAGACCACTCTGAAATTTCTGCTTCTGACTTAGGTAAATTTACAGATTTTTTAGTCAGGTCATTTATTTGAGACTGTAGCTTTTTAAGTTGTTTTTTGTGTTCGTCCTGTACACGTTGATTGTGTCTACGTAGATCACCATACCTTTTCTTGAACGTAAGTTCTTCAGCATCTAAGGTTTCGTTTTCTTCCTCATCTGCTTTTATTTCTTCTTGCTCTTGCGTCAAGGCTTCTCGTTGAGCCAGTAAATTTTTTAGCTCTGTCTCTTCGTCTATGTCTCTTTTGTATTTTCTTTTGGTATTTACAACGTGTCCTTTAATGTTGGACGTATCTTCGATTTGTTCTTCGATTGCCATTAGTATTCTCCTAGCATCAGGGGCCTCAAGTAGCCTTTCACCTTGAAAGGGGTATCGGGTAGCCCGTAATAATTAATGTCATGTAGTTA